GCCGCGAGTAGGGCCGCGCCGGCGACGTGGCGTCGCTCGAGCTTCGGCAGGTCGACGGATCCGACGACCTTGCCGAGGCGCTCGCCAGCGAACGCGTAGGCGGCTGCGGCGACGAGGAGAGCCGTGATCATTTGGCGAGCCTCACGATCGGGAGGAGTTGCTCGATCACGCCACCAGCCAGCGCGAGAATCAGCGAGCGGACGGCCGGCCGGGCGATCAGCCAGACCGGATAGAGGGCGACCGGGACCGCGTAGTCGGCCACCGCGTCGAACAGGCGGGCGACCGCGTCAAGCGCGAGGGCCTTTTTCTCGTAGCCGGCGAGCGTGGAGACAGAGTCCAGGGCCGTCACGACGAGCCGCAGGAGGGCGAGGAGCAGCTCGCCGAACTCGCCCCACGTCAGGCCGTCGGCGGCCGCCACGCGGGCCGACGCGATGTAGGTCGAGATCTTGTCGAGCAGGCCGGAAGGCTCGGCGGCCTCTGCGATCGGTCCGGTCGTGATACTCATCGTTTCCGTCTCCAGATCTGATTCGCGGGGACGACCTGGCGGCGACGCTGCCGGCAGGTCTGACACTCGACGTACCGGACCTGGCGGTCACCGGCCCGCTTCGAGGATTCGACGCGGCAGCGTCCGCCGCAGTGTTGGCAACTAGCCGGCATGGATCCGCATCCTCGCGACCGAGGCGGCGGCCGCAGCGCGGGCTGCGGCGAGCGTAGAGATCCGGACGGACCGCGAGCCGTCGACGGCCGCAGGGGCCGCCGGCTGGGAGTCGGTGACGATCCCCTCGGGGTAGTCGTCGATCCAGACGTCGACCGTAACGCCGGCGGCCTGAGCGGCGTCGCGCTTCTTGGTGTCGGTGCCACAGAGGATCGTTTGGGCGACCTCGAGGTCGCCGAACGCGATCCGCAGCTCCTGGCGGTTCTCGTCGGTGTCGTCGCGTCGAGAAATGCAGACCACGCGATTCCCGCGGGCCGTCGCGTCGGCGACGAACGATCGCCACAAGCCTGGAGCGGCGGTAAAAGTCCGGTCGTAGTCGAGCGAGATCGTGAGTCCGCTGCCTTCGGCCCGGTGGGCGACGAGGCCGCGGGCGGACCTCCAGGCGTCGAGGGACCGCGGAGCGATCGAGCTCGACGGGTAGGCCGGGCTGGTCACAGCGGAAATGTCATAGAGGCCGGAGGCCTGGGTCACCGTCCGGACGATCCCGCCGCGCTCGTCCTCGGTCCAGACTTCCCCGCCGTCGGCCACCGTGAACGCGAACGACGCTCCCGTGATCGTCCGATCCTCGACGAGCATCACCAAATCCCGGCCCGCGCTCGTCTGGATCGGCGAGTGGCGGTATCCAAGCCCGCGAGGCTCTTTCGTGATCGTCAGGCGGCCGTTACTGGTCCGCCCGGTGATCAGGCTCGGGTCGTGGTTGATCAGAAACGGAACGTCGAGTTTTGGCCGTGGGTCGTTCTGGTGGCGGTCGACCAGGCCGTCGAAGGCCGTCGGAGAAAACTTCTCCCGGAATCCGCCGAGGTCGACGGAGAGCGAGTCCCACGGCGGCGAGATCCCGGAGAGGACGGGCGGCTCGCCGTCGCGTCGCTCGACGGTGATCGCGTCCGGGGAGTCTGCCGTCAGGAGGTAGCGTCGCTCGATCGTCATGGCATGGTGGCTCCGTCGGTGGTTGCCGCAGGATCGGCCGGCGCCGCGGCGGCTGCCGCGTTGTCGAGAGTGGAGAACCCGAGCTGGACGTAGGTCTCATTTGCCGACGGCGAATCGAGGAGCGGAAGGTCCTCGAGGTCCCGCAGCTCGTTCGGCGTGATCGCGCCCATGGTCCACAGACCTTGATACAGGGCGACTCGGCTCGCGGTGTCGGCCCGGAGGAGCCCGCGATTGTCGAGCTTGCAGTAGACGTTCTCGCCGTAGACCGGCTGGAGAGCCATGTCGATCGGCCCCTCCATGCGGCGCTGCCACGGGAGTAATCCCCAGACCTGCGCGGATAGGTGCTCCTGCTCGACGTTGCTCCACCGAGCCATCTTCGAATCGCCGAGCAGCGTCGAGGGGACGCCCCAGCAACGGCAGACGTCCGGGAGGATCGCGTCGCGCATCTCCTGGAACTGCGACTGCTCCATCGTGTTTTGTTCGACGGTCTTTAATCGCGTTTTCTTGGGGAGGACCGCCGTCTTCCCGCGATTGTGCGCGCCCCCGTAGACCTCATTCATGGCCTCGCGGAGAGCGATCACGGCCTCGTCGGGGATCTTCTCGTCGGTCTCGACGACCATGTCGGGCCGGCCGGAGTTGTCCCAGTAGCTGGTCGCAGCCTGGTCGAGCTTGCGGGCCAGGCCGATCGAGGTCCCGCAGAGCTCGGCGGGCGGCAGGCCCACCAGCCCGTTATCTGAAAGCCAGCGCCAGTGGAGGACCTCGGACGCGTCGAGCGGCTCCCATTTCCCGTCGTCGTTCCAGAACTCGTACCAGACCGAGTAGTCCGCCGCGCGATTAACGCGGACGCGGGTCGGATGCAGGGGTCGCAGCTCGGAACACCAGCCGCGCTCGCCGGCGATCACGCGGGCGTAGCCGTTGCCGTGCAGAGCGGTCCAGTAGGCGATCAGTTGGTAGAAGTCGTAGGCCGACTGCCACGGGTTCGGTCTCTTCCGCAGGACGTAGCCGGCCGGGATCGCCGCGTCGACCTTCCGGCCGTCCGGCAGCGTCCGCAGGATTTGGAGCGGCATCACCGCCAGGGCTTGGGAGATCCACCGCACGACCGCGAGAATCGAGGTGACGCGGATCGCCGTCTCGGGGCCGATCGCCGCCCGATCAAATACGCCCCACGGCGCCGGATTTGTCAGCCCGCGGATCTGGATCACCTGCGGCGCGGGCGCGCGGCGAGGGCGTCGGGCCCGGCGGGCGGGCTTGGCGGGGGCTTTTCGTGCCATGGGAAAAGTATCCCCGCGAGAATCTGCGGAGAATCTAGAGAACGTGGACGCGCCACTCGTCGCCGGCCTTCGCCGACAGCTCCTCGTCGGCGCCGATCGCCATCGCGAACGCGGTCGCGACCGCCGCGACGCCGTCGATCTTCTCGGTCGACCGCGCCTTGTCGGGTTTCACCATGTCGGTTGAGTCGACATACAGACAGACGTGGTTCGCGTTCCAGAGGAGCACGGGCGAGCGGTATCGAAATCGCCCCTCGACGACGAGGCCCTCGAGCATCTTGCAGGGCTCGGATAAGGTCTTCGTGTTCTGCGCGACAGGCTTTACGGCGAGGTCGTGCTTTTCGAGGAGCGTCGCCAGGAGGCCGACCTGCCACGGGTCCGAGCCGATCCGCACGATCCGGTAGGCCTCCGACATGGCGACGATCTCGCGGGCCACGGCTTCGTGATCGAGCCGCGCCCCTTGCGTCGGGATCAGCCATCCTTCGCGGACCCAGGTCGAATACGGAATATTGTCCTTGCGCTCGCGCTCCGCGATCGTTTCCTCCGGGCACCAGTAGCGCATCTCGCAATCCCAGGATCCGTCCTCGGCCTTGAACAGGAACGCGGCGGCCGTCATGTCGAGGTGGCTGGCGATGTCGATCCCGACGACGCACGCGCGGCCCTCGAGCGGCTCGGGCGGCTCCTTTCGGCAGTCGGCGAACGCGGATCCGTGGAACCAGCGGTTATCGGCAGCCTGCCAGACGTTTAGGGAATACCTGAGCCATTTCGATCTCTTTCGTGGATCAGTGAGCGAGTCCTTCCAGTCGTCCCGAAACTCGTCTTCCGGGAACGCGATCCCCATCGACGGATTAGCCTTCCGCCAGGTGGCTGGGTCGTCGAAGTCGTCGGCCTCCGGGTCGGCCGCGTAGATCAGCCCGTAGAAGGTGGGATTCGCGGACGGGTCGTCGATCACCAGCTCGCAGTCCCGCCACCACTGCCAGCCGACGCCGTTCCGCGAGTCGCCGGCAGTGGAGATCGAAATCACCAATCCGTTAGCGGTTCCGCGCGTGGCGTAGATCAATGCGTCGACCAGGTCCGGAGTCTTAAAGCTATGGATTTCGTCCAGGATCACCGATCCGTTTAGGCCTTCGTTCCGCCAGGAGTCGGAGGAGAGGCAGCGGATTTCCTTGCCGGTCTCGCGGTTGCGAATGATTGACCGCGAGTCGACGATCTCCAGCATCCGCGAGAGTTTCGGCGAGGCCTCCACGCTCTGCCGCACCATTCGATACATCGTCCGCGCCTGTAGGCGGTCATTCGCCGCGAGGAACACGTCCTGCGCTGGAGCGTGGCAGGTGATCAGATATTGAGCCAACTGGCTCATTAGGGAACTCTTCCTATTTTTCTTAGGAACGAAAATCCCGGCCCGGCGAAATCGGAGCCGGCCGTCGGCGCGACGCCAGCCGAATAGCGGCAGGAGGACGCGCTCGCGCTGCCACTCGATCAACTCGACCGGCAGCGGAGCGCCGCCGCTTTCGTCCGGGTGACGGCAGAGCTTCTCTATAAAGTCGATAACGTCCCGAGCCTTCTCGGGCTGCCACTTGTATCCGGCGACGTACTCCGGGCGACTACGCCCCGCGGATCCGGAGTTTCGCGAGGAGGGCGTCCTCGGCGTCGACTTCTTCCGTTTCGCCATCTGTCAGAGGCTCCGGGATCCTGGCGGCGGCCGCGGCCGTGAGTCCGAACTCCCTCGCCAGCATGACGTAGTCCCGGCGCGAGTCACGAAGCAATCGAGCGACCGGCGACGCGGCTTGCCCTTTGTCGGTCGCCGTGATCCACCCCTCGGCGGCGAGCTGCTCGGCGAGCTGCTCGGAATCCGCGAACAGGTGGCATAGGAGGCCGAACGTCTCGGCCCTGTCGGCGGTCAGCCGTCCGTCGGCCTCGAGGTCGTCTGCGTGATCGGACCAGAACCGCGCGGCAGCCGGACGCGCGGCGACGGAGGCCGGCTGGCGGAGCCCGGCCGACTTTCGCGGCGCTGCCTGCCGCGTCGGCACGGCGGCGGCGCCGATCTGTTTGGCTCGGGCGATCGCGGCCTGGCTGCGCTTGCTGTTCGGATCCGGATGGCGGCCTCGGCGTCCCATGGGTCGACCTCACTTTGGCGAAAGGTGGTCAGAAATACGTTTACAGGGCTCGTGGGGTCTCGGTCCCCGTTCCGGATCGCCGGCGGACCCCACCCCCTCGGCGAGTTTGTCCTCTAGGAGCCTCCGCACGCGTTCCGGTCGGGCCTGTGCGGCCCGATCGCGGAGCGTCTGTGCGTCGGCCTCCATCTCGTACGTCGCGGCTCCCAGGCGTCGGTAGGTGGCCCAGTCGCGGTCCTCCGGGTACGCGTGGATCAGCCAGACGTCGAAGCCGCCGCTGGCCCTGCTGCGGCGAATCGCCTCGTCGATCGCGGCGGCCCGCGCGACGATCGCGACCTGGGCGACGTGCTGTGGGTAGTCGTGGTCTGGCGTGTCCTCGGTCGTCAGCGCTGCGGCGATCACGTCCAGGTCGATCACGACGTCGCCTCGTCGCGCGTGCTCGCGGACGAATGTCGACTTCCCAGAGCAGACGTGGCCGGTCACGACATGGATCACAGAACACCTCGTCGCCGCTGCTCTTCTCGCGTCTTTGCTCCATGGTCCGACTCACACAGGACCTGTAGATTCTCGTCGTCGTCGGTCCCGCCTTCCTCGAGCGGCCGAATGTGGTCGACGTGAGCGGCTCGGCCGTAGACGACGCGACCGCACTTGCGGCAGCGGTACGCGTCGCGGACCAGGATCCGCACGCGTCGGGCCTTCCAGTCGGACGTCCGGTAGTGGGCGACTTCCTTCGTGGGCTCGGAAGCCGCGAGCCGTCGCGGCTTGTACGGTTCGAGACGTTTCGGCATGGATTGTCTAGAGCGTTTCGCCGCCTGCGGGCGGCAGGAGCGCGACCGCATCGGCCCATGGGATCACGTCGACATGGTCCATCATTTCCGTCGTGACATACTGCCAGGCGCCAGACAGGATTCCGCCCTCCCCGATCTCGCTGAGGACGTCGCCGCACAGCATCCAGCGACCATCGACGAGTTGTACGCCGGCCGGAACGTGTCGCGGGTCGCCGTGCTCAGACTGAACGCCGTA